TAATTCTTTTTTTTTTGCTTTCGTTTTGTTAAAATAATCATATAAATTGATTTAAGATAATATATATTATTTATATCAATGGAAAAACATTTTGAATGTGATAATTGTAAAAAAAAATATTTTAGAATTACAAGTTTTGAAAAACACAGGACAAAATGTTTAAATTTAAAAAAAGAGAATTTAAAATCACCATTAAGTATGGATACTTTGTATCAATACATATTAGAGTTAAAAGAACAAAATAAAATGTTAGAAGATAGGTTATTACGTGTAGAAAAAGATAGAAAACAAGAAAAAACGAATAAAATGAACATAGATTTATGGATTCAAAGTGCGTTTCAAAATATATCTTTAGAAGAATTACTTCTTCAAGATATTCATTTTTATATTATAAATATTATTTTACAAGATATATCATCAACTCAATTTCCATTGTATTCGACATATGAAAGGAAGCGAATTGTTTATATATATAAAGAGGATGAATGGAATGTCATGGATGAAACAGAATTAAATTCTATATTTAAAATGAGTATAATAGAGCTGCGAAAAATAATAACACAATGGAGCAAAACAACAATAAAAACTGCAAATTATCAAGATACTTATGTGAAATATATGTTAAAAATCAATGATTTGAAATTGTCAAAAAAAAAAATATCAGATATTCAAAAATATATATGCGATAAATTAAAATAAAAGATTTTAATTATATATGTTTGAATCGAAGTCTATTTTATATGAAAACACGGAAAAGTATATTCCACCCATAAAAAAAGGAAGAGTCATAAAAATTTATGACGGAGATACAATTACAATTGCAGCTAAACTTCCTAATTTTTATTTCTGGAATAAAAGTCCAATATATCGTTTCAATATTCGTTTGAATGGTATTGATTGTCCTGAAATAAAATCTAAAAACAAAACTGAAAAAGTATTTGCCTATAAAGTAAAAAAAATATTAAGTAAAATGATATTAGATAAAGATGTCAATTTAAAAATTATTGATTGTGACAAATATGGACGCTTATTGGCCGATGTCTATTATGATAATATTAATATTTCTAATTTCTTGATTGAAAATAAAATGGCCTTGTCCTATAATGGAGGCAATAAGATACACCATCATTCATTATTTAATCAGCTTTCTATTCATTCCGGTTCATAATCATATACGACCATGAATTGTTTTAAAATACTTTCGGTTTTGTTATTTTTTTCTTCATACTTAGCAAACATTGATTTATATTTTGCTGTTTCTTTAATCAAACATTGTTTTTCTTTCTCGTGTTTCTCTTCTATATCTTTAATGTATTCGTCCCTGTCTAATAATTGTGTTTTCAATTCTAATATTTCATTCATGAAAGAATCCATTTTTTCCGAAATTTTTTTTTGTTTTTGTAAAGTTTGGTTTAATTTAAGTTCACTTGTCCCCAATTGGATTTTCAAAGTTTTTATAGTTTTTTGTCCTTCTTTTAGCGTTTTCATAAGATTAGGTTTATCGTCAATTAATGTTTTTAAATATTCTTGATGTTTTTGTGTTTTTATATGTTGTGCTTTGAATGTATATTTATTATAATATACTCTTCCATTACAATTACACTTGATACCAAAATCTTTAAATTGTAATGACGTAAACTCATCAACCGTGTCTTGAAAACCTTCATTCGTTTCGACAGGGTAATAATCCAAAGGCAAGATAGACAATTCCATTCAAATATAATATATTTTTTATTGATAATCAATTTTTATTGATAATTAAAATATTATTCATTTATATATGCGTTTTTTAATAAAACCAATTTCAACAGATATTTCACGTATGTGGAAACCAAGCAAAGATTTTAATTCTCCATTTAATAAAGTGATGTTAAAAAAAGGTTCAAGTGATGCTTCCGACTATATTAAATTTAAAAGAATAAATCAAAGAGTATTAGAGAAAAAATTTTAATTCATATTGTTTGAAAGGTGTTTTTATTTCTATCTATTATAGTTTCTTTAAAAGAATGAATATCATTTTTAAGAAATTTATATTCTTCATCTGTTATATCATCTAAATATCCTATTTCACTATAATTTGTATCAAATGCAATTCCAGGTAAATTGTAAGTCTCTTTTGTTATGATATCAATCATCATTGGTTTTTCATACGACATTGCTAATGCGAGTTGCCCGCTAAATCGGTCATACCAAATATTTTTTTTTGATAATATAAATTTGGAATCATGTATGATTTCAATCATATTATTTGTTTTTATTTCTGATATTAATTTTACATTTTTAAGATTGCGTAACCGCGGATAACATCGACTCCCCCAAATTATAAATATAAAATTATAGTTTATATTATCATTTATGAATTTTATTGTATCTATATCAAAATCAGAATTTCTATAATAACCTATCATAGTGACAGTATTGCTCACCTTGGATGAAACACTCAATATAGGACGATATATAGGAAATATATAATGTATGGATTCGCCGTGTATATATGGAGTTAAACTTATGAATTTTTCTGAACTACAAACAAGCTGTTGTTTACCATTTAAATGTAATATAGATATAATTTTTTTATGATCCAAACATGAATCATTTGATGTGAGTTTGAATATTTTATCATAATTATAAATTATATCTTTATGAAAACCATCATATATAACATTAAAATTAAATATAGTTGAATAATAGTCAATCCAATTATATGTATCTGTATCTTTTCCAAGATAAATATCCACGTTATTATAATTCTCTAACAAAAATCCAATACATTCTAAATGATATTTAAAATAACCAACGATTGCTATTTTCATTATATAGTTCAATATAATTCTTTAAATAAATTGAAATGAAAAAATATATAGATTGCTATTCAAGATGAACACACCAACAGAAGGTCAGCGTATTGTATATGTTTGGATAGATGATACTGGCGAAACCCAACAAAATGTATATTATTTTACAATGATGATTGCTACAAAAATAGATGAAATTCCATTATATTATATCGAAGATGGGACTACATTTATCCGTCTTAATCCGTGTTTTATTTATAAAGATCCATTTAGTGTAAATCATTATGATATTCTAGTGCTTTGTGATACATATTATATGAATCATTTAATCGAAGGAGATTATGAATTGTGTGAAATCAATCGTGAAGGTTCAATAAAACAATTTCTTGAACAATTTCCCCAGCATTCATTGGTTCTTACTCAAAAAATGAATATGGACATGAGTATAATTCTGGGTGCCTTTAATGATTGTTGTCGATATATTGGTATTGATATTCGTTCAAGGGCCAATGAATATACCATTTATACAACTCGCGATACATTATATCAAGAAGTTTGGATGTCTCGTTTTATTATGAATACTATTTGTGAAAAAAATAATCTTAGACTTGTTACTTATGAAGATGTGATATTAATTCCAAATCAAGAAGAAGATTTATCTGATTGTTTCTCCGCCTTGTCTTCTTGAATTCGAATACGTCTTTGTAAATCATATTTTTTTTTACTCTCTTTGTTACTTTTGTTATATTCATTTTGTTTAGTAAGAATGGTATCTTTGTTTTCTTTATAATAAAGTTTGTTGTATTCTTTCAAAGAATCTTTTTTTTCATTGTTTCTATTTTTACCGTATTCTAAACGAGCTTCTTTGTTTTTATTATAATAATCTTTTTGCTTTTCGCGACACAATAAACAATTTTTCAATATTTTATTTTTAATATTTTTGAAATGATTGATTTCTTTTATTTTTTTACAAATTCCACATGTTTGAAACTCCATCTTACTTCTCAAGAATGTATCTTTGTGTTTCAATTTTTATATGGGTTCATCGGTATAAGCATTTCGTAAATAACATATACAATAGGTAGGTATAGAAATGAAAATAAAAAGAATGCTTCCTAATATTATAAAATCCACTATCATAATATAATGAATACAATATCTTTAATAATATTATAATGAAGTATTCAAATACATTAAATTATGTGGTTTTAGTATCAACTATTCTTTTGATTGTATATTCTCTATTTAGAATAAATGGTATGATTTGTGATGAATGTAATGTGGAAAACAATTTCACTTTTACTTATCCGTTTATTATCGTGGTTTCACTTTTTCTGGGGTTTTACACATCATCCCTTATCGTCCATAATATACATAATAGAATCGATAAGTTAGCAGGCATTTTTTATTTATTAATTGTAGGTGTTATATTATTAATATCAAATTTTTATGTATTTGACACTGACCTTATGACAAAACAATTAGCAGGAAAAAAGTTTTCTAAAATAGGAGTCGTTATGTTAATTGGTATAGGTTCTATTATTTTTGGTTTTATTGATAATTTTGGTATGCAAATTGGTATAGATGCTTTGGATGATTTATTTGTTCATTCATTCTTACACCCTCTTTCAAACGATACTAGATTTGTAAAACATAAAATAAACATAGAGGATAATCTTCTTATCATGAATGAGTGGACAGAACATAATTGGAGAAAAGTAGTAGATCAAGTATTAAGACATAAAGATGATTTAGAAAAAGATAAAAAATATAAAGATATTTATAAAGTATTGAAAGATTTTCATTGTAAACCGTTAAAACTTCCAAAAGAAATAAAAGGCGACGACCACCTAACAAATGAATATATTAATAATCTTCGCAATAAATTCGACATCATTTATAGCGCAAAAGCAATGCTTGGGAATACCTTTTCCAATTTTTGTGCGGCATTATTAAGTGCCGCTGTGATTGGTATATTTACATTTTTAACCGCCTATGATGAAGAAACAGATATTGGCGACGCCAATCTACAAAAAAAATACAGTGATATTGTGAAACATTGGACGCCTCTCATTGAAGCAGTATTTATTGTAATTGGTTGTTTGATTCCAATATTTTTAAATATTGCTATGAAAAACTCTAAATTTGATAATATTAATCATTATGCCTGGATTATTGTCATTACGATTGTGTTGTTAATCTTTTTTATGATGTATTTTAGTTCTAAAAATATTACCACTATGAATTCTAAAAATAAAACCAATGGGATACTCAATACACTGAATAAACTGAAGGTTCGGTATAACATTAATGATAAAACAGACCAACAGTTAAATGAAAAAATAAATGAATTTATACAAAATATTTCGTCTACATCTCTTCAAGGATCGTCTTTGCTGTATAATATCTAAATAAATTTACGGTTTGTAAAATATCATTTACATCCGGATACAATTTTACACCTTCGTCAAATAAATAATCCCGAACCATTTTATGTGTCCATAAATATAATTCTACATCATTTCTTGTAAATTGTTTACATTCTTCCATCGATAATTTATTATAATTTATTACATATTGGTCATATAGAAATACATTGTCACTTGAATATTGCTTCCTACGACGATGAATATTATCTTCAATTTCGCGAATAAGTTCAAGTTGATTCATTGTTGATATCTATAAACATAAATTATAGATATCAATTTTTTTATATAAATACTATTCATAGTATAGTATATGAGTTTGGATATTAATATTGACGATTTATCAATCGATGAAAAAAAAGAAATATTAAGCGTGGATAATTTAACACTCATGAGTATTGAAGAAGGATATCAAAAAACAGTAGAAAACATAACTCATGTAGATGATAAAGATGAATATATCCAATTTCTTTATGAAGTGAAAGAATCTTTAAAAAAAAATATTAATATTCAAAGTAATACATCCCATATTCAAACCTATGATATTACCCATCAAAAAGGTCTATTGAATCCTCATAAAGAATTCATTATTGAAAGAGATATTAATATTGATAGTCAATATAGAAAGGATATGTATCATACACTCCGTTGCCAAGATGCACCAACCACAACTAATTTTACTGTTGAATTAAGTGAAACGATTACAAATGTAATATCAATGTCTCTACAAACAGTAAATATTCCTTGTACATGGTATAATATTGATAAATATACCGGTCTAGGTTTGGTATACGATGACAGTTATTGTGAAATTTCAGAAGGATATTATAATATAACCACATTATTATCTGCGATTAATACAGCGATTAACACAGCATTAAATACCGATGATGATGATATATTTACTTATGATACGATTACATCAAAAGTATCCTATAAATCAACCGGAACACTATATTTTTATAAAAGCGATAATACTCATTTTGAATATTGCACACCCACCTCTAATTTAGGGTATACTTTGGGATGGAGAAATATTCAAGAAGATGATGATAATAATGTAATATTAAACTCTAAAGCAATAGCAGACTCTATATATCAACTAAATGTTCCGTCTAAATGCGTTTTTTTATTGGATGATATGAATCATAATCATTCAAATCATACGATGATCGGGTCAAATATAAGACAAGATGGGACGTCTTTCCCTCATTATCGCCAAGGATGTGAGTCATTATCAAATAATATATATTATAACACAATACCCAAAAGTAGAACACAATCACAAATATATTCTTTAAATCAGATTAGCATTGGAAAACGAAAATTAAATTTACAGAGACAACAACCAATCCATTCAGATGTTTTTGCTATTTTTCCTCTTCAATATACACAAGATAAAAATATGTCTCTTACTGGAGGTGCCATACAAAATAATCGGCGAACTTATTTTGGTCCAGTAAATATTGAAAAATTAAAAATAATTTTAATGGATGACCGAGGAAAAGAATTAAATTTAAATGGGACAAATTGGTCTTTTACTATTAAAGTAAAACAAATATATCAATAATTATTCTGGTTCAGATGGTGGATTTTCCACTTGTGCATAATTTTGTGCTTTTTGATTAAATATAATATTATATTCTCTTTTATCATCTAACAATGTATCGTCTATTTGGCCCGCGGCCATACTAATTGTTATTTTCATAATAATTTTATCATCGACCTCTATGGGAAGAGCGTACCTATATGGTCCTCCTGTTTTATTATCTAATAGTTCTAAACTGTTAAATCGTTCTGGATTTTTTTCCATTAATAAATGAAAAAGAGTTTCACAACATGGCGATGGATATAAAACTCTAGCATCTTCAATTATATTATTTTGTCCTTTATTGTCATATTCAGTTGTTTCATCTGGTCCAACAAATCCAGGTTCATCTAACAACAATGGAACCCCTGTGATCCATTCATCGGGTAACCAATTTATAAATACATTTGATGAATCTATTGTGTTCTCAATTACCCAACCTTTTAAATCCGCTTTATTATTCGTATTTTGTACGGATCCACCCGGCGCCCTCAGTTCCCAAGGAGTGCTATTATAGGTTGTATCATAATTTCTCGGTATACCTCCTTCAATTGAACCATTTAATATACCATATTTTATAGAATATAATACAATATTTTTCACTTCTTCTCTTAATTCATTTGTATTCCTAAAAATAATTGGAGATATTCCATATTTTCTCCAATTCATATATTTAACAAAATCATACCCAACTGTAGAACTCCGTGCTTTTTCGTAAAGAGGGCCAAATTTGCTATTATCATCATTTCTTCTTGAGTCTGTACGAGTTCCTTCTTTTGAAGTATCTAAAATTAAATTCGCATGATCACCAAATCCTTTCCACGTATCATTATATTGAAATATCATATCCAATAATTCTGATAAATTATCTTCATCCGTGACAAAACTTAAATCTGAATTTATAAATGCATACGAAACATCCGCTGTGCTTGTCAGTTCATTCGGTGAAATAATATTATAGGTATATGAAAATAAAAAATAGGGTAGATAACTATTTATTTCTACATCACAATTTTCAGAAATATCACTTGAACTATAATTGTTAACATAATATGTTCCCATATTATATTAATTATAAATTTTTGTAGCATAAAATTGCAGCATAAAATTATGCCCCCATTACAATATTTATTTTGTACACCCGTGTTTTGCGGCGGCCAAGTGCCTGGTCGCCGACTAACTGTAACTGCTCATCGGGCATATTTAATTGTATTGTAAAGGATAAAGTGTCCCCTACCGCTAACATTTGCATTTTAGTTCGCCCCGCCGCGGCGGTCGTCGATGGCGTCGCGCCGCCCTCCAAAACTCGCGCTAAAAGTTCTTGCGAGACCAAAGAATCCCCAAGTACCTCCCCGGCCAGAGACCGCGAGTCATCAGTCGCGAGAAGGGTCACTGTCGCCGGTCCCACCGTGGAGCCGCTGCTGTCGGGACCATCAGCGGCAACATTAACCGTTGCCTGAGCAGCGTACACCGTGTCCGTGCGATCCTGGACCGCGCCCACCGCATCAACAAAAGCCTGAATAAATTTGTCATTGACATCCTCCAGCACAGCGTCTTGATTATTTATTATATCACCCGCGCCCGGCAAATTAACTAACCGATAAGCCAGATTTCCTAAATAATCTTCTGGTACTTGGTCGGAGTACGGCTCACTGGGAGAAGCCTGGGTCCCCTGGCTGGACCCATCATGCACGAGAGCCCCCGTGGGCCCGATCAAGGGTCCAGTTTGGTCCCCCATCACCCCGGCGGCAGCCACGCCGACGGTAAAATTCTGAATTGACGGCTCGCCCGCTGATCGGTTGAGGGCGTCGTCGAGAAACTCCTTCAAGGCGGAGGCATCGGCCGCATAAGTTATGGTCCCCCCAGTTTCAATTGTTGTACCATTAATGTTATAAGATGAATCGACCTCAACATAAAATGCATTGTTGAATTTCGTGGCGCTCCCTGTGATTGTTACATCTACATCCCTTGACACGACAGTAGCCGCATCATTTAGGGCGTCCGCCAGGTCGGACTGACCACTCACGCCAATCAAAACATCTTGATTTAGTTGACTTATAAAATATTCTGTTCCTGCCATATATAATATTATATAATATTTTAATTTAATTTAATTAAACAATTTAATTAAAATATTATATATTTTTAATGAATACTATTCCAAGAAAGGTTATAACTAAAGTTGTATCATTAGATAGTTTATTTAGAAATAATACAGAATCTTCCACAGATTTCATATATAAATTCCTTAATACTCAAAAAAATATAAAATCCATCAAAGTATCTTCCATTGAATTACCTAATGTTTGGCATGTATTTTCTGAAAAAAATAAAACAAATTATTTTTTTTTAGATTTATTTAATACAGGAAATATAAATTGGGATAAAAAATACAAAATAATAATACCTACAGGTAATTATAGCGCGACCAATATTATACGATTTCTAAATTTATATTTTAAAGAAAATGAAGGGTTAAAATATTTAGTCTGGAGATTAAACGACGAAACAGGACAAATACAAGTTATGCAAGACCCAGATGAAACAGGTGTAGGAGAAAATTTTAATTATGAAATATATTTCATAGATGATGTTAAATATGTACCCAAAATATTTGACACAGCAGGATGGAATTTAGGTTTTAGAAAGAATAGATATATATCAAAAGGGAGTAAGAGAAAAATTTATGATACGAAAAGCATAAATACATATACTTACGTAGCTGAAAATTTTGTCGAAAGTGAGAGTTATTATGGTTCATCAAGTAATACATATTTGTTTTTAGAAATAGATGATTTTTCAAACCAATCGATACATAATGGACAAATTATTTCTGATTATGGAGAATATACTATATCCAATGACGTTTTAGCGCGTATCACCGTAACAAGTGGTTCAAATACTATATTATATAGTTTAAAAAATGATCATATTTATAAAAAAAGAGAATATCACGGTTTTGTTAATATTGATAAATTAAGAATAAGGTTAGTCGATAAATTTAATAAAACAATAGATATTGGTGAAGGAAATTTCTCTTTATCGCTAGAAATTGAACAACAATATAATTAATATATATATATATGTTTTGTAATTTAAATTCAATATATGGATCGGAAGATTTGGTATCCAATGCTAGAATGCTTCTGCCTGTAAGCAAAGTTATCACCCATGATTCATTTAACAATATGTTTAGTTCTATATTAAATGAATTATCAGATATTATGATATATCATAAGAATGGTGAATACGAAAAAATAAAGAGAGAACTTTCTTCAGAAAAAAGAGAAAAAATATCACGAGAAATATCAAAAAAAAAAAAAAAAATTAAATATA